TAGCATCTACTGATCAATGGGCTGCGATCATGGGTTATGCCGATGATAACAAGCGCCCACTTTACGCTGCTGCGCAACCACAAAACGCAGCAGGCGTAGTATCACAGGGATCAACAGTCGGAAATGTGCTTGGCGCAAATCTAATCGTTGACCACAACATCACAACTGCTGGCGTGATCGATGATTCAGCGTTTCTTGTTGCACCAGGTTCTGTTTACACATGGGAATCTCCAACAACCAACCTTCGTGTTAACTTGTTAGGCACTGGTCAAATCCAGATTGCACTTTACGGTTATCTCGGAATTTATGTGGGCAAGTCAGGCAAGGGCGTTCGTCGCTTCAACCTTACTTAATCTGTAAGTAATTAAGTCACTGGAGGGGTGCCGCCCTTACACCCCTCCAGTCTTTAGAAAGGACAACAATGAGCACAACAACAGTTGCGGAGTTAAAAAGCGCACTTGGAGTTGGTAGTCTGTATTCAGATGCCACAATCCAAGAAGTTTGTGATGCCGCTGATAATGCCTTGTTGCCTTTTCTATGGATGAATGAAAACTTTAACATTGGTCACAGCAATACAACTACAGAAGGAACTCTGTACTTTGAAGAAATAGTTAGTAGCACTTATTACGTTGGACAATCAGTTGTCATTACAAAAAACGGCTCACCTTTTAATGGTACAAAAACAATAACAGCGGTTGGGGATTATTCAATAACCTATGCTGTAACTGGCAGCCCTACCGCTACCGATTATCACCCAGTCGTTCCTTATGGCGTTGTTTCTGGGGTCACACAGAATACTTATGCAACAATTCCAGCCGTTAGAGAAGCAAGCCTTATGATTTGCGTAACAATTTGGCAAGCGCGCCAAGCACCAAGCGGTCAGGGAATGACGGTTGATGGTTTTAGTCCATCACCATTTACAATGAGTGCCACGCTCGTCGCGCGCATTAGAGGTTTGATCGCTCCCTATCTAGCGCCAAATTCTCAGGTGGGTTGATATGACGGCAGCCATTACAACACTCCGCGCAACAATTGCAGCGGCAATAGTAGATAATACAAAATACTCAACATTTTCATTTCCTCCTGCGACACCAATCGCAAATTCTGTTGTTGTAAGTCCTTCAGACCCCTACATTTCACCAAATAACAATTCGCAAATAACTATTTCACCGCTTGCTTCGTTTGAAATCAACATCTTCGTTCCCTTGTTGGACAACGAAGGCAACCTTAATGGTATTGAGGAAATGGTTGTTGCCGTGTTTGGCAAGTTAGCCGCTTCCTCTATCGTCTATAATATCGGTAATGTAAGCGCTCCTAGCGTTCTCAATGCCGCTACGGGCGATCTCTTAACCTGTTCAATGCAACTATCATGTCTCACAAATTGGAGTTAGAATGACTGACTACACAGCCGAAGATTTGGCCTTCTTAATTAAGATTGGTCAGATCAAAGAAACACCATTACAAAAAACAGCAACCAAGAAAGATGAGGAATAATCATGGCGCAAGGCCTAGTAAATAAAGTTGGGTTCAAGGTGGGCGCTACTGATCCTGCGTCAATTGATCTCTCAGCGTATGTCACAAATTTCACATTAACAAGATCAGTAGATAGCATTGAGACAACCGCAATGGGTGACTCTGGCCACCGTTTTGTGGCGGGATTACAAAATAACACGATCACTGTTGATCTTATTAACGATGATGCCGCTTCAGCGGTTCTTCAATCAATGAATACTCTTTTTGCAACCAACGCTTACTTTAAGTGCGCGTTAGATAAATCATCATCAGGTTCAGCAGCAAATCCATTTTATTCAGGTTTGATTTTGGTAGATACAATCACACCTATCAATGGTGCTGTTTCTGATCTTGGCATGCAGTCTTTGACCTTTCAGGTTTCAGGCGCAATTACAGTTACAACAACTGGCAGTTTCTAAAACTAACTAAACAAAGGGGCAAATCATGGCACAACTTAAAGTAAAGTTCATAGATGGCAAAGAATTAAGCGGGGAAATAACTCCGCTTATGGAATATCTCTTTGAGCAACATTACAAAATAGGATTTCATAAGGCGTTCAGAGAACAAGAGATGCAATCAATGGTTTACTTTTTGGCCCATGAGATCGTTAAGCGGAGCGGTGAACCCGTTGATGCTAGGTTGGAGACTTTTATTTCAACGCTGCAAAGTGTTGAGGTAGTGGACTCCGACCCTTTGCAATAAGGCGCGATCTTCCATTCACCTATCTAATTGCTCGCTTGAGCATTAGATTGGGGATTGCGCCGCAAGAATTACTAGAACTAGACAAGACAATGCTTGAGGCACTGTTACAGGCTCTTAAGGATGAAGCGAAAGAGGTAAACGATGCCAACCGAAGTAAAAGGCGTCATTGAACTTCGCAAGGCCCTTCGCGCTTATGCACCCGATCTAGAAAAGGAAATGCGTAAAGAGATTTATGACATTGTAAAACCTGTTGTTGCAACCGCTAAAGGATACGTTCAATCTGAGATTATGGGTTTACGTACAGGCTGGATCAGGGCTAGTCGCGGCACAAAGATAACCAAGAGCACCTCAGCCTTTCGTAAAGGTGTGTTTCCTTTTTACAATCCAACAGAGGTTAAGGCTGGTATTAAGTTTAGCGACAAAATTAGCAAGTCAAACCGTGCAGGTTTTGTCAGTGTTTTTAAGATTGAAAACAAATCTCGCGCAGGTGCTATCTATGAAATCGCTGGCCGCGCCAATAACGGTCAGGCGCAACCGTGGGTTGGTCCTAAAGGCCCTTCAGGTCATAAATATAGCCACTCACAAAACCCTGACGCTGGTCAGCACTTCATCAACGCCATAAGCAATTCAGGCACTATGAAGGGCGAAGGCCCACGTAGAGGCCGCTTAATCTATCGTGCTTGGAATGAGAACCAAGGCCGCGCTAATGCCGCCGTATTCAAAGCCATTGATAAAGCAACAGCACGTTTTAACTCACGCGCAACCATTGTTGATCTAAAGAGGGAAGCCGCATGAGTAATGTAGTAATTGATATTGTTACCCAGTTCTCTGGGAAAAAGGCTTTTAAAGATGCAGATAACGCGGCTGCCAAATTATCAAGTTCTGTTAAAAGATTAGGCGCAGCGTTTGGCGTAAGTCTTGGCGGGGCCGCTGTTCTTCGTTTTGCTAAGGATACTGCCAAGGCGTTTATTGAAGATGAAAAAGCAGCCTCTCGTTTAACTCAATCTGTTAAGAATCTAGGATTGGCCTACGCGGCTGATGATATTCGCAATTATGTGGATCAACTTACTTTAGCCACAGGGGTTGCAGACAGTGAGTTGAGACCAGCGCTTCAGGCCCTTTTGCAAGTGACTGGGAGCGTTACCAAGTCACAGGAATTGCTTTCTAATGCAATATCAATAAGCCGTGGCAGCGGAGAAGCGCTTACTACTGTTGCAAATGATTTATCACAGGCATACGTGGGGAACCTCAAAGGATTACGTAAATACAATCTTGGTTTGACTCAGGCTGAATTAAAAGCGGCCAGTTTTGTAGATATTCAGGAACGTTTAAACTCTCTGTTTAGCGGAGCGTCAGCGGCTTACCTTAAAACTTATGCTGGCCAGATGGAATTACTTGCCAATACAGCCAATGAAGCAAAAGAAGTTATTGGCAAAGATTTAGTAAGCGCCCTCGTTTTAGTGAGCGGTCAAACAGGTGTTGAAAACCTTTCAACTCAAATGATGGATTTGGCAACTTTTACAGGCGATGCAGTTTATGGCTTAGGTGTATTGATTGACAAAATCAACAACCTTGCTGGCCTTAAGCAAATTGGCGGCATTATGGGCCTTCTTGAAATGAACCCCATTACAGGCGCACCAATTGCAATTGCTCAATTTTTAGCCGATCTCGGTAAATCTGCTAAGGCTGCTAAGAATACTTTCAATTTCCCTTCAGGTGGCGGTGCAGGTACAGGCGGCACTGGAAAGATTACAGATAGACAAGCAGTGGCAGCAGAGTTGGCAGCCAAGAAACGCGCTGCTGAATTGCTTAAACTTCAAAAGGCTTCTCTTAAGGCTACCGCCGATGCCCTTAAACTTAAAAAGGCTGGCACACTTTTTGACGTTGAACAGGCTGGAATTATTGCAGCCCTTAAAGGTCAAGTATCCAAGGAAGATGAAACACGGCTACAACTTCAATTTGCTATTTTAACTGGCAACGTCAGTGAAGCATCAAGACTTGCTGGAGAAGTAGCCAAGGCGCAGGGTTTAACTAAGGAATTAGTTTCTTATTACTCAGGTATTCCTAATGCTAAGAATCCGTTTGAGGGCTGGATTAAAACACTCACTGATGCAGAAGCAATTGCCAAACGCATTACGGATCAAAAACCTGTTACACCGATCACGCCTGTTACTCCACAAATTCCACAAATTCCTTCAATGGCTCCTACTGGAGTTGGACTAATTGCTGGAAGCACTCAAGTTGGTTATGGTGATTTTGGTAACGGCGGCGCAGTAGGTCAGGAAATCACTGTTATTGTAACTCTTGACAGCAAAGAATTAGTTGGGACAATTACTAAAACTCAAACTAATAATTCTTTGTCTGGAATACCAATTGGTATTCAAAGAACTCTTGGACAATTTGCACCGTGACCCTGCCTGCACAAATAGCCGTTTCATTTGACTTCACCTCGGGAGCCACATTTTCATACCCCTTCACGATAGGGGACAATAAGTATGGAGTTTTAGGTACTGGCACACTAGCCTCTACAACTACTCCAGAACCTACAGTTGATCTAACTAATGACGTTTACAGCATACAAATTGACCGTGGCCGAAACGTTATGCGCGATCAATACGAGGCTGGCAGCGCAACAATTCGAGTCATGGACCCTCTATCTTACTTTTCGCCTCAAAACACAGCCTCGCCCTATTATGGATTTTTAACTCCACTTCGCAAACTTCGTGTGTCCGCAACATACAACGGTGTTGGTTATTTTCTCTTTTCAGGTTACACAATCTCCTATAATTACACTTACCCAAAAGGTCAAGAAACAGGTTTTGTAGATATTGTTTGTACGGATGCCTTTAGACTTATGCAACAGGCAGGTGTTGTAACAATTGCTTCATCACCCTCTGGCCAATATACAGGCGAGCGTATTGCCGCAATCCTGAACCAAGTATCTTGGCCCGCTTCAATGCGCGCGTTGGATACTGGAGACACGTTATGTCAGGCTGATCCTGCCCAAAATAGAACTTCGCTTGATGCTCTGAAAAATGCTGAATTCAGCGAGCAGGGAGCATTTTATATTCGGGCAGATGGAACGGCAGTATTCTTAAGCCGCACTAATGTGATTAAAAAGTATGGCGATACACCAATTGAATTCAATCAAACCACTGGCATACCCTATTCCAATCTAGTATTTGCCTTTGATGATAAACTGATCATAAATTCAACGTCAATTACTCGTTACGGCGGCACAATTCAAACGGCTACTAATGATGCTTCAATTGCCAAATACTTCCCTCATCAGAATAATGAAACAAATCTGGTTTGCCAGACTGATGCTGATGCTCTTAATATAGCCAAGATTTACACCGCAACCCGCGCTGAGACAACAATCCGAATTGACGCCATGACGGTTGATCTTTTGGACACTAGAGTTCCAACCGCAACCGTTTTGGGTCTGGATTACTTCAGCAATCTAAAAATAACAAATGAACAGCCTGACGGTTCCACAATCGTCAAAACCCTTCAATGTCAAGGTCTTTCATGGCAAATTACGCCAAACGTGATGAAATGTACTGTGACGACACTTGAGCCAATAGTAGAGGGCTACATAATCGGTTCAAGTATTTCGGGTATAATCGGCACTAACATCATGGCGTATTAGGAGAACAAATTGGCAACAGGATATCCAGCCTCAACAGGTGACGTGCTTTCAGCAGCCATGTACAATGGTTTGGTTGCGTTCACGGTCAATACAACACAGACCGCCGATTACACAGCGGTTCTTAATGACCAGTATCAAACCGTAACACAAATGAATAAAGCGACTGCGATCGCTTTTAAGATTCCAACGGATGCAAGTGTCGCTTTTGCGGTTGGTACTGTTTTAACAGTTTTAAATATCGGAGCAGGAACTTGCACAATTTCCGCCGTAACAAGCGGCACTACTACCGTGGCGAGCGCGGGAGCCACTAGCGCTGCACCTACTCTTGGACAATATAAGTCAGCCGCATGCATAAAAGTGGCAGCAAATTCTTGGATTATCGTGGGTGCAATAGCCTAATGCTAAACAATATCGCCGCTCTAGTTGGCGCATCTACCGCCGCTGTTGGCGATTTTGAGTCTATCCAAACCTATACAGTCGGTGCGGGTGGTCAGGCCTCTATTGATTTTACTTCTATTGGTACTGACTGGAAGCATTTACAAATTAGAGGCATAAGCCGTTCTACAGACTCAGGGCAAGCCTATTCACAAACTAAACTTACTATAAACGGCGTCATAACTAACTACACCTTGCACCAAATAGAAGCACAAGGTACTGGTTCTGCTGGAGCATACGCTTTAACAGGTCAAGCAAATACTTTATTTGAATGTACAACAGGTGATGCTGCAACTGCCAGCATTTACGGCGTTACAATAATTGATATTTTAGATTATCAGTCCACTAATAAATATAAGACTTTCCGTATCTTGGCTGGTTACGATGCCAACGGCTCGGGGCGTATGGGATTTACTTCAGGTATGACCACAACCAACACAAATGCAGTTACTTCAGTAACGCTTGCGCCGCGCTTCGGTAACTTTAAACAATATACATCCTTCGCTCTGTATGGGATTAAATAATGGCCACTAAAACTTATGAACCAATAGCGACTACAACACTTGCAAGTGCAGCGGCTTCCTACACTTTTAGCAGTATTCCAGGAACTTACACAGACATAATTTTAATTGCTTCTTTACTTGGAACATCGCCAAATTATCCTCGTGTTAAAATAAATGCTGATGCAGGCGCAGTATATTCATATACTTATATGACGGGCAATGGTACAGCCGCAGATTCCAATCGTTCTGCTAACGTGTCTGGTTCATCTTATGTAACTGCTAACGCACAATTCAGCGCGACTTCACCTTTAATTTTGCAGTCTCATTTTCAATCTTATTCAAACACTACTACTAATAAAACTTTCTTAAATAGGGTATCACAGGCGGGAACTGCAGTGGAAGCCTCTATTTCTTTATGGCGTTCAAGTAATGCAATTACTTCTATTGAAGTTTTAGCAAGTGGTGGAAATCTAGCAATAGGTTCAGTTTTAACCCTATACGGAATTAAGGCGGCATAATGGCAACCTATATCCAAATTGGCAGCACAGTAACTGTTGGATTATTGGGCGCTGCGACCATTGATTTTACCTCTATACCTGCAACTTATACGGATTTACTCGTTAAACTTAGTGCGCGGAGTAACCGAGCAGGAGAGACTAGCGATAACGTCATTATTTCCTTTAATAGTTCTACGGCTAATCTTTCCTATCGTTATTTACAAGGTCAAGGCGCTAGCGCATTTTCCTCTAGTGGTTCAATAGGAAGCATTGGCACGCAAGATGCTTCGCTCGCAACTTCCAGTACTTTCGGAAATTTAGACTTTTATGTTCCGAATTATGCTGGCAGTAATTATAAATCAACTTCATCAGATAGCGTAGAAGAAAACAATGGAACTACCGCTTATGGTTCTTTGTTTGCTTCCTTATGGTCTAACACCGCCGCCATAACTTCTATCAGTTTAAAACCGCAAGTGGGTACTTTATTTGTCCAATACTCAACAGCAAGCCTTTACGGCATATCTAAATCATAAGGAGATAAAATGGCAGATACAAAGATAATCGTTAATTGCGAGACAGGCGAAGTTACAGAATTGGAACTTACAGCCGAGGAAGTTAAGCAACGCGAGGCAGATGCTATTGCTTATGCAAAGGCTAAAGCCGATGAGGAAGATGCTGCTGCTGCTAAGGCAGAGGCTAAGTCTGCCCTTGCAGAGCGTTTAGGTCTATCGGATGCTGAATTGGCTATCTTGCTCGGATGAAACCAAGATTATGCAAGGCTGGAGAAACCTTAAGAGCGGCTGTCAATGCTAATTACCCTGACAGAGACAAACGTTCCGACGGTTGGATTGCCGATTCACGTCATGTCGCGGCTGGCACTTCAGATCATATTGCTACAAATGGCATTTGCCACGCCATTGATATTGACCGCGATCTCCATGGAATATCAAAGCCAGACGAAATGCCTTACCTTGCAGACCAGATACGGCTTGCCGCCAAGGCAGGGGATAAGCGCATCAAGTATGTCATTTTCGCAGGAAAGATTGCCAGTTCTAAAAAAGGTTGGGCTTGGCGATCTTATGAGGGCATCAATAAGCACGATCACCATTGCCATGTTTCTTTCACTGACAAAGGTGATGAAGATGGTTCGCCGTTTAACATCCCGCTACTAGGAGCAAAATAATGAATATGAAGAACCCGCTGGTTTTATCTATTGGAGCCTTTTTGGCTGTATGGGGTACAACCTCAAACTTTGAACTCAATTACCGCGCGATTCTTGGCTCAATTGTTGCTGGTATTTTCGGTTATGCCACACCCAAAAAGTGACGGCTCAAGACTACGCTGCACTTGCAGTGGCGATCGTGACGGTTCTGGGTGGTGTTACTGCCATGCTGAACTTTATGGTGAAGCATTATTTAATGGAACTGAAGCCGAATAGCGGGTCAAGCATGCGAGATGCCATAGAAAGATTAGAGACACGCCTAGACAAAGTGTACGAAATACTGAGTTCTAAGTCACAATAAGACAATGGCGCGCAAAAAGGTAATTGACCTTGAGGCTTATTCAATGCTGGATCAATACTGTATTGGCCTGAATGAGTATTACAAATCACTGCGCCGCGCAGGTTTCTCAGTTGAATTAGCCTTGGCGATCATAACTGAACCTGCTACTTATCCAGCAACTATCTTGCCTACACCCAATTGGCTTCCACAACTTCCCGACTCCATCCCTTACGATGATGATGATGAGGATTAAATATAATGTATCGCACACTGATCGTGTCCGACCTTCAAATTCCTTTTCACGATAGACAAGCCACAAAGAACCTAGTTTCGTTTGTAGCCAAGTGGAAACCTGACGAAGTAGTAACAATTGGCGATGAGATTGATTTTAATACCATTTCAAAATGGTCGGAAGGAACACCTGAAGCCTATGAACAGACTCTTGGAGCGGATCGCGATGAGGCTGTTCAGGTACTTTATGATCTCAAAGTAGATCACATCATCCGTTCTAACCATACGGATCGCTTATACACACAAATCATGCGCAAAATCCCCTCATTCCTTTCCTTGCCTGAATTACGGGTTGAGAAGTTCATGAAATTGGATGAACTAGGCATTACCTTTCACCGCACACCTTACGCAATAGCGCCTAACTGGGTAGCAGTCCACGGAGATCAGACACCTATCAAGGCTATCGGTGGTCAGTCAGCCCTTGAGGCAGCCCGTAGGATGGGCAAGAACGTTATCTCTGGACACACTCACAGAGCGGGCATAGCATCCTTCTCAGAGACCGTAGGAGGCCGTTTGGGGCGTGTTCTAACAGGTGTTGAAGTAGGAAATCTAATGGACTTTAAAAAGGCTTCATACACCAAGGGAACGGCCAATTGGCAGTCAGCATTTGCCATTATGTATCAGCAAGGCAACAAGGTTGCAGTGAGCGTGATCCATATTGAAAAGGATGGCACATTCATAGTTGAAGGCAAGGTCTATGGGCGGCCTAGATGACTTTCCCGATATCAAGCGCACGATAGATGACGCGGTTGATGAGACAGAATTGTTACCATTTCGTTATCAAAATATGCTAGACAAAGGCTAAAACAGGCGTATTGTTCTTTATGTGGAAGCGGGAACGGCTCGCGGATACATAAGGGGCAAAAATGATAAAGCAAGAATCTAAAGTGCAGTGGTCAGCGACTATGGATGCTGACAAATGGATGATTATTATGTCTGTTTTGCAATACTCTCATCCTAAAATAGTGTCCGATATTTCAAAGGCACTAAAGGTAGGTGCATAAAATGGGAAAAATGAAAGAACTCTATACAGAAAAGTGCATTGATTTTGAACGCTTAAATGACGACTCCATGCGTTGGGAATATGCAGTTTGGCGCGATCAGTGCAGTGAGGGCCGATTTACTGGCCGCTTGGATTTTACGCACGAATATATTTATTGGTTTGACAACTACGCAAGCCTAATGGCTGCTCGCAATATCTTGGAAATGTTTGGCGAACAGTATTCAGAGATATTTGATGAAAATTTAGGTCAATGGTGTATGACTTCCACCTATCAAGACATTGTGTGGGCGTCATGACACTCAGTCAAATTGGATTCATAATGCTGTTTTGGTTCTTCAGCGCAATGGTGTTCTATTCACTGGGTTGCGATAGCGGTTACAGGGAAGGCCGCCGCGCGGTGCGCGAATACTATGACAAACGCGAGAAGGTGAGACTATGAAGCATGCGGAAATACTACAAAGTGCAACAGACTTATATCAGGAACGGGGACTGCATTACGGCCATCCGTCTGACAACATGGCAAGAGCAGCAAGGCTTATCAGCGCCTATCTGGAAATGCCAGTTGAAGATTATCAAGTTGCAGTCATTCTCGCGCTCGTCAAGATCGCAAGAACCATTGAAGATGCCCAAAAGATTGACAGTTGGATAGATAGCGCGTCTTATTTAGCAATAGCAGGGCAATTAGCGACAGAGGAGAATGAACTTTATGTATAAATTGGAAGATTACGAGACAGTAGCCATGTTAAATAAATGGTTCGTGGAAAATTATCCTATGGGAAGGACTAACATTGAAATCACTTATCACGATGTTGAAAAGGGTTACATTACGTGCAAGGCTGAAGTTTATCGGGATGCTAATGACGCTTTTCCTGCGACTTCTAATATCGCTCATGGAGTTAGGGATCAATATATCCAGAATATGCGTAGGTTCTATGCAGAGGATATTGCTTCATCAAGTCTTGGCAGAGCAATCACACTCCTTAAAGGAGGACAGACTGCCACTAGAGATGACATGGAAAAAGTAGGCCAAGCGCCCGATAAACCAACTCCAAAACCTTTTGCCGAGAAGTTAGCAGATAAGATCACAATGCCAGTTGAAGATGATCCGTGGACCGTTAAGGCTGTTAGCGAACCACCTAGCGCGGCCGATGCAGTTGCATTAGTTCAAGAAGTACTAGGCGCTGTAAAGGTTGATAAAGATATTCCAGAGTGTAAACACGGTAAGCGTGTATGGCGTACTGGCACTAAGAATGGCAAGCCTTGGGCAAATATGGGTTGTCCACTGACGCCGCAACGTCAGCAGACTTGGGCCGATATAGATAAATGCGATGCCATTTGGTACGTCATTGATAACAATGGCGCTTGGAAACCGCAGGAGGTTCGAGTATGAGTCATCTTCAATTCTTAAATCAAGACGGTGAGTGGGAGAAGTTTCCAACCGATGATGAATTATACGAGAAGGCGCGTAGGCGAGAAGTCCTTAATGCGCTTCAGGTTCGGATACTATGTCACTTATGCAACGAGCCTGTACCAACTTCGGAGTTAGCGTTTTGGACAGAGGGCCAAATACTCACGTGGTCATGCAAGAAATGTCATGCGGTCAATGAGTCAAAACTCACGCAAGCATAGAGGTTTCCGCACTGAACGTGTGGTAGCAACTTATCTGTCGCAGTGGTGGGAAAATGCGACGGTAGGGCGAGGCTCTGGCCGAGATGTATTAGGCGTCCCGTTCGACGTCGAAATCAAGGCAAGAGCCGCGTTAGATATAAAGGGAACGTTCCGCCAAATCCAATCAAGAACGAGCAAAAGTGGGCTATTGGGGTTCGCTTGTTTTCGCTTGAATGGACAGGGAGAAAATGCGCAAGATTATGCTGCGCTAATCCGTCTTGAGGATTTGGTGGGACTTCTCATCAAAGCAGGATATAAGAATATGAAAACAGAGATAACAGATGCAGATATTAAGCGGTGCGAAGGTTGTGGAGAATGGACTATTGAGACTCCTTGCAGATGGTGTGAGGATCAGTAGTGCCGATTTATGAGTTTGAATGTACTAATGATCAGTGTGAAGCAAATCTAAGATATGAAAAGGAATTGAGGATCAATGAACCACATGATGTTGAGTGCGGGTTTTGCCATGAACCGATGCGTAAAATATACAGTTCGTTTGGTATCCAATTTAAAGGTAATGGTTTCTATTCAACTGATAAGTAGTTATCAACACCTGTGTATAACTTTGGGGCAATACTTAACTAAACGCTCACGCCACGCCGATCACCTGTTGAAACTTGACTGGCATGATAAACTCTTAGCAAGAGCCCATCAGGGGCTCAAGCCGCGCCTGAAAGGCGTAGCGCGGAAGGTTGCTAAAGTTTTAGTGGGAGCCCTATGTCTAGGCGTTGCCTTGCCAGTAGAGGCTCACTCATTGCAAACAAATGAATTAAAAGTATTAGCAGATAAGCAATTGACAGATAAGCAATATAAATGTCATAACTCAATTGTATATAAAGAGAGCAGATTCAATAAGTCAGCAATCAACGGCTCACATTATGGCTACTATCAAATGCGTACTAAGGCTGTTAAGGATAAGCCTTATGACGTACAGTTCTATATCTATTGGTATTATGTTACTTCTCGGTATGGTGTTACTAAGTATGATGAGCCCAACTACTGCAATGCACTACATCATCTTAAGACTAGAGGTTGGCAATGAGTAAGTGCGTATGCACAGACGAGCCACCGTATGAGGAATGCGATGAACATAATGGCTAAGCGCGGTGATCCACGTATTAGTGGTAAGTACAAAGAGAGAAGGCTTAAGGTGTTAGCAATGGCAGGCTATGTGTGTCATTACTGTGGACAGACAGCCGATCAAGTGGACCACGTTGTGCCGATCTCAAAGGGTGGAGACCCTATGGCGTGGGAAAATATGGTCGCGAGTTGCAAATCGTGCAATACATCTAAAGGCGATCGGTCACAGGCCCTTTTTTTAGGGCAAAATTCTACCCCCCTTGTCTTTCAAAGCAATCCCTCCCCGACAATCGGACATATTGACCAAACTAGTCCATTTCGGATATTAAGAAACCCAGATCAAAACTGATGGCAGCCAAATCAAAAACAGTGTTGCGGGGGTCAATCAAACCAAGGCTTCATAGTCCATATTTAACGGGCAAATCCAAGGTTCAAGATGTAATTGATTTATGTGAACTGATCCAAATGCCACTTTTGCCTTGGCAGAAACACGTATTGACCGATATTTTGCGCGTGGACAGTAAAGGTAACTGGATTCGCAAGACAAACCTGTTATTGATCGCAAGACAGAATGGAAAGACTCATTTAGCCCGTATGTTGATATTGGCCCACCTTATTAAGTGGAAAACCGACGTTTTGATCATGTCCTCCAATAGAGCAATGGCCTTGGACACTTTTAGGCAGATTGCTGAAGTAATTGAGACTAATGATGCTTTGAAGGGTTTTGTTAAACAAATCCGTCACGCTAACGGCACTGAATCAATTTTGATGGTTGATGGCACGCGTCTTGATGTTGTAGCGGCCACGCGCGACGGTTCTCGCGGCAGGTCTGTTTCTGGACTTTTGTATATTGACGAATTACGTGAAATCACAGAGGAGGGATACCGTGCAGCAATTCCTACTACACGCGCTCATCCTAATTCTCACACACTTTTGACCAGCAATGCTGGAGATGCTTTTAGTACAGTGCTAAACGATATGAGAAGTAGGGCTTTAGAAAATCCTCCTAAGTCTTTTGGATTCTACGAATACTCTGCTCCAGCACAATGCAAAATTACAGATCGCAATGCTTGGGCGATGAGCAATCCTGCCCTTTCGTGGACTATTACCGAGGAAGCGCTGGAAGAAGCGGTTGCAACCTCACCAATTGAAAATACTCGCACCGAATTACTTTGTCAGTGGATTTCCTCACTGCAATCACCCTTTCCACCAAATTCTATTGAGGATTGCTCGGATTCAACACTTGAGATGTCAGCGGGTGCATATACAGTATTTGGGTTCGATAAATCCCCAAGTTCCAGAGATTGCTCACTTGTTGCAGGTCAAATCCTTCCTGATGGCCGAATTGGTATCGGAATCCTTGAAACGTGGGAATCTTTAGTTTCTATTGATGAATTGCAGGTTGCGGCAGCAATTAAGGCGTGGGCCGATATTTATAGGCCAAGACAGATTTGTTATGACAAATACGCAACTCAGACAATTGCCGAGCGTTTAAGCAACGCTGGCCAAATATGCGTTGATGTATCTGGAGCGCAGTTCTATCAGGCGTGTTCAGACTTACTTGATGCAACCGTGAACCGTAGGTGGGTTCATAATGGTCAAGACATTCTCATAAATCAATTTGCCAATGTTGCGGCAAAAAATAATGACTCATCATGGAGAATCGTAAAAAGGCAATCAGCGGGAAGCGTGGCAGCACCGATTGCAATCGCAATGGTTATTTCAACTTTAATGAAACCACAACAGGTTGCGGCAATATACGCATAATGTCCTATATGTAGTGTATAATTGCAGCCTATGGGTATCTTTGATCGTAAGTCAAAAAATATACAGGCTCAATACGCGCCGCAAATTATGGGCGATCAAATTAACAGCCTTTACAATTATATAATCCCTACTCTTTCTCGTAAAGATGCTATGACTGTACCCGCTGTAAAAAGATGCAGAGATTTGATTGCGGGAACTGTCGCAGCAATTCCACTTGAGTATTACAAAAAATCTACTGGGGAAATGATTGCCGCTCCACGTTGGGTAGATCAACCTGCATTATCGCAACCACGATTTGTTACCCTTGCATGGACAATTGATAGCCTTCTTATGTATGGTCAAAGTTTTTGGGAAATTACCGAAGTTTATGCCGAGGATGGAAGAATGGCCCGCGCTGAATGGGTTGCAAATACTCGCGTAACTTTTGATCTTGATTTATACAACACTTATGTAAAGCAATACTATGTTGACGGAGTTGCGCGCCCGCAATCTGGACTTGGTTCACTTATTACATTTCAGGCGCACAATGAAGGAATCCTTGCAACGGGATCACGAACAATTCAAAGCGCAATTGATATTCAAAGAGCCGCTTCTATAGCGTCTGCAACGCCAATGGCGACTGGTTATATATCCAATTCGGGGGCCGACCTACCTCCAGCAGAAGTTCAAGGATTATTAGCCGCTTGGAAGGCCAGCCGTCAAAATCGTTCAACGGCATATTTAACTAGCACTCTCTCGTATAACACGGTTGGTTTTTCGCCAAAAGATATGATGTATAACGAAGCAATTCAAAATTTAGCAACTGAAATTGCGCGGCTGTGTTCCGTACCCGCTTATTATGTTTCAGCGGATCAAAATACAACAATGACTTATGCGAATGTGCAAGACGAACGCAAACAACTTGTTGCTTTGTGTTTCCAACCATTTATTTCAGCCATTGAGGAAAGACTTTCCATGGATGACGTAAGCACTAGCGGACATTTTGTAAAATTTGCGTTAGATGACTCATTTTTGCGTACTGAACCTATGGATCGTCTATTGGTGGTTGAAAAATTGCTATCGCTTGGATTAATTACAACTGAACAAGCAATGCAAATGGAAGATTTATCTCCTAACGGAAATGGAAGTTAATGGACACTTTAATTATTGAAGCATCACAAATTGAATGTAATGAAGATCGCCGCGAAATCTCTGGGCTTATTGTGCCAATGGGAACAGGCGAAATTGGTTATACAAATATGGGCGGAGCAACATTTACCGCTGGATCAATTGACATAACTGAACCATCCAAAATTAAACTTCTATCGCAACACGATATGAAAAAGCCTGTTGGGCGCATGATCAGCGCTGAATACAAAGATGGCGTTGGAATTTTTGCAACGTTCAAATTGAGTCGCAGCCAAGCGGGTTCTGACGCCATGATCATGGCCAGCGAAGGTTTGGTTTCAGGTTTGAGTATCGGGGCCGAAGTTCTAGCGTCTAAACCATCACGTGATGGTCACATTGTTATTTAGTCAGCAAGAATAAAAGAAGTTTCTTTAGTAACTGAACCCGCTTTTAAATCGGCTCAGGTATTAGAGATCGCAGCCGAGGAAGTAGAAACCCCTGCTGAACCAATCACACCAACAGAAAGCGAGGCGGTCGTGGAAAATACTCCAGACACCGTAGCAGCACCAGAAGTTGAGGCAACGGCTGTTGAAGCCGCTCGCCCAACTGTAACAGCAAAGGTTTACGCAACAGATCGCGTAGCACCTTTAACTTCATCACAATATCTTGATGCAAGCATCAAAGCGGCAATGGGAGACGACGTTGCACGTCGTACTATTCAAGCGGCAGATGATTCAACATCTACAAATACAGGTCTAACACTTCCTTCACACCTGAACACATTCCTAACAGATACATTTTCAGGACGCCCAGCGTTCAATGCTGTAACTCGCGGATCACTTGCAGGAATTGACGGAATGTCATTCACTATTCCACGCCTATACACAAACGCTTCTTCAGCGAATGTTGCTCCAACAGTTGCAGCAGTTAACGAAGGCGCAGCAACTTCAGAGACAGGCATGACTTCTGCTTACGACACAATTTCAATCCAGAAGTACTCAGGTCTAAATGAGGTTTCATTCGAACTCATTGACCGCAGTTCTCCTGCGTTCATGGAATTGTTAATGGCTGAACTTCGCAAGGCATACGAGAAAGCAACAGATACAGCATTGCTTTCAGCATTTGCCACATCTGGAACAGTTGCAGCAACAACAGCAGCAACAGCAGCAGGCTTGCAGTCATTCATTGCAACTGAGTCAGCAGCAGCATACAAGGGAACTGGTGGCGATTACGCTACTCAACTTGTAGCATCTACTGATCAATGGGCTGCGATCATGGGTTATGCCGATGATAACAAGCGCCCACTTTACGCTGCTGCGCAACCACAAAACGCAGCAGGCGTAGTATCACAGGGATCAACAGTCGGAA